TTACTATTTAATTCATTTAAAGCAGCTGGAAGTGTCTTTGTTCCCTGATCCAGTGCGAAGGTCTGGGATGTCAAATTTTTGAGGATTTGAGTTGTCAGGTCCTCAAGTGTAATAATCCCGCCTTCATTTGTTGTCGGATCAATAAAAATCAGTTCTTTTCCTTTTGGAATCTCTGTTACTTTGGTCAGTCCGTTCGCATTCTGACCGTCCTGTGGTAATGCCATATTTTTTCTCCTTTCTGGTGTCCGATTCGGACACCTTACGCATCTACATTTACGCACATGGCTTTGTTTCCGATCACGAGAAGCTTATCTCCTACTGTAAGAGCCATCTGCACATATCTGATAAACTGTCCGATTACAACTCCACCGAACATATAATCATCATTGTTTACTGTTACTGAATATCCGTACTGCAGAAAGGCTTCTCCCTGCTCTGTCCTCCTGCTCCAGGAGAACCACGCTGTCGGATATTCTTTCGTGACTTCTACGCCGGCCTTATACAATGCCGCCGATACAGTCGTGGTACCGTCTCCGTTGTCCTGACACTTGGTGTTGTACAGGAGCGTTCCATCGGTCACTCCCTGCAGGTCTGTTGTGGTCTTGGATAATTTCGTCTCAAAGCCTTCCATGCCACTCTTGATCTCAGTTACTTCCTGTGAAGTAGTCTGAATCGCTTCTTTTGCTTCCTGGGCTTTTTGGTCCACCGCTGCAATGTCCTGTGCAAGTCCTGCAGCATCTGATATGATTGATACAGTCTGAGTGTCCAAGAGCTGCGCTCCGGAAGAATCGTACAGGGAACACCGGATTATCTGCACATCCGGAGATGATGGTGTGTATACCGTCAACAGTTCAGTGGATGAGGAGCCATACTTGATCTCATAGGTCTTTCCGGAATCCTTTGATTCTTCGATTTGGAATTTTCCGGAATAGCTGCTCACGGATCCATTGTCATTCTTATAAGCTGAGAACGTTACATTTGCCGGCTCAAGTGTTTTATCATCTTTCTGTTTCCGGATGATCTGTGTGCTAACCCGAAGGTCATAGCTCAGCCCAATCTTTCCGTCTTTTGCCTTGGAAACCGAAAAACGCTTCGTGATCCAGGAGCCCATAGATTTTACAATCAATACTTTACCGCCGATCACAAGTCCCTTTTCACCTACCAGCAGCACCTTTCCTTCTAAGCCGTACAATGCTGAGATATCTACATAACCGCTGTCCGTGGACATAGCAGTTACCTGGTATTTTCTCAGCTGCGGATTCCATGTGCCAGTGATTCCATCTGATGCAGTTGTGTGGATCTCATCGATATGATCAGATACATCCGTATCGCCCAGGAACACTGAGAAGACTGTATAGCAGGAACTGTAATCCCCACCGGTACCATCCGTGTAGGTGTGGACCACATGAGCATCATTATTTAGTGATGCTGACATTGCGTCCAGAGTTGAGATTCCGGATAAGGTTTCCAGTGCTTTCTTGGCTGCGTCTGCCGCCGCTGAAGCACTATCAGATGCAGAGCCTGCAGTCTGCTCAATCTCAGTAATATTCTGAGTCATTTTCGTGTAAGCCTGGTTCAGACTCTGACCGGAATCATCCAGCCAGATACGGTTACTCTTGATGACCTGAGTACTATCATTGATTGCTGTGAACAGGCTGTCTATATCCAGCTTGGAAGCGGCAATGTTGGCTGTGTCAGAAACCATCTCATTCACAATCAGTCCATCAGCAATCGCTCCTGGCTGCACACCAGTGGAATCGATCAGAGTTCCTTTGCCAGTCTCATCAAAAAGTGCAAAGGTAAAATCCCCTTTGGCATCCCTGCCAGCCTGCATCCGGACTACTCCATTGGCATCTTTCCACTGCTGGGTTGCTCCAGATATCTGGATGCCTCCATCGTCTGACATGATCTTGAATTTGTTGGTGCTGATCGTACCGGCCTGAAGATCTCCGATAGTAACGGACTGCATAACTGCTGTTCTGATCAGAGCCGTATCAAGCACTGCATTGTCGGAAGTAAGATGAATATTCTGCAGGTCACCGATGCCGGCAGCTCCGGAAAGCAGGTTCTTGATGTTGGCATAATTTGAGTCAAGTATATCGATACGTCCATTAACTGCTGATAAATCTGTAGTTCGTAATTTGCCAATATCAGCTTCTGCTGCCGTAAGCCTTTTTGTATAAGTCTCTTCAAATTCTGCAACATTTGCTTTAAGTGTTCCAAACTCGCCTTCAACTGCAGTCAGTTTTCCGGAAACCTGTACATACTTTGCATCAAGATTTTTTATGTACACAGAATTAACAATTCCATCTTCCAGATCAATAATTTGTCTGCTATAGATTCCATCAATCGTATCGCCATCAATCTGACCATTATCATTCGTGATGTTGTCAACAGTATTTGCAGTATCTTCATATTTCTGTGCAAGCTCATCAAATGTCAGGACTTTATTCGCCAGCGTACAGCTGTTCTTTTCCGGTGTGTCCGGATAGGTCTTCATTCTTACAATACGCTGTTCTTCTCTGGTGTCAGTGAGGTCATCAAGCAGTGTTACCGTGTCACCTATGCCATATTCGAGAATGCTGTATTTTTCAGAATGCTTTGCCAGGTCTATCACATTGGCCGAGTATGACGTATAAGGCTTACTCATGTCTTTAAGCTTTGCCTCTGCATCCTCTTTTAATGATTCCGGAACTGTATATCTTTCGTCTTTCCAGATACACCTTTTGACTTTTGAGCTGTATTGATGGTTTTCCAAGTATGTCTTGCCATCATTCACCGTCTCAATCGTTAATCCGTCTTTGCCATATGGCTCTATCTCTGTATAAAAATCATATGAGGTTGACTGTACAGTAAGCTTTGTCAGATTCAGCTGATTGGAAAAATAGCATCCTTTATCTTCACCGACCGAAGTGTATATATGAATTATCTGGTCCTTTGAATTGATCGTAATCTCGCATCTGTATGTTTTAAGAGCCTGCTTTAATACATCCAGTGCAGAAGCATTAGACATTGATAATGTTCTTTTCTTACTTACTTCGCATATTCCAATCGTCCAGCCCGTGCCTGCAAACGCAAGCTGCAGGGCATTTCTGATGGTCTGCTCTTCTGACCGGAATTCGCGAAAAGCTTTTCCCTCCAATGATTCCAGATCCAACTGTGCCCGGATCTTGGCTGTACCTCCTGAAGTCTTTTCAATCTCTTTCACAACATAGCGGTCATCTTTGGTTTCGATATATCCTTCATTTTCGATTGCATTTCTTATATTTCTGTAGGGTGCAGAAAAAGAGAGTGTTCTGTCATCCAGTTCCAGAGCACTCTCTATACACAAATCCGTATATTTTTTCAGTCCCTTTACCGGGACTTTGTTTTTATCCAATATTCGCAGCATACAATACAAAATCCCTTCTGAATCATTTGTTATTCAATGATCGGCATCAATAATACAATCTGATTCGGTGTGATGTGCATCTTGGAAACTTCGCTCTTGCTGAAATATTCTACCTCAACATCGTTTTCTGTCTCCATGAGTGTCTTTGTATCCTGCCCATATTTTTTGGTGTCAACAATCTTCACTGTTCCATCCCTGCTGGCAATAAGTTCACCATTTTCATCCTTTTCTCCGTATTTTCTCAGAATATCGTTCTCTACTTTAATGATCGGTTCTGCCGCCCGCATTAATTTATAATTATTGTTTGCGATTTTAAATGCCAGCTGCCAGTCATCGATCTCTTTATTTCCAACAACAGTAAGTATCTTCTGAATCTCTTTAATTGTTTTATTTTTCAACTTCATTCTATTTTTCTCCTATACATATCTTGGTTTATATTTCAGTGTAACCGTACATTTATCACTTGAACAGCTTATTGTATTTGCTCCTGGTTTCAGGACCGGGAACTCCCACATATCCGTATCGGCAAATTTGTTAGCCCCTTCCTGTAAAACCGTACAATCTTCTCCGTTAATGATAACCGTTTTTCCAGCTTTGAGGTTCCTGATCGTGATTGTCTCTTTATCTCCGGATATGTGATTATAAGCTATTCCATCAATTTCCACGGATGCCAGGTCTATTGATGGTGTGATTTCCACGATGCAAGGTGTCGGCTGATTGCCTTCTATGGATACAGTTTGAAGAGTGCCTTTTATTGCAACCGTGTGTTGTGCTGCACTTTTTTCCCAGCCTTGCATAGTTACGGTGACTTTATAATCCCATTTTTTAATGAATTCTTTTTCAATTCCTGTAACTTCTGCTCTTATTGATAATTCTACGTTATCTAGTTCAAACAGATTCCCGTTTACAAACTCACTTGTAACATCGCTTATCAGTATTTCAGCTTCCGTCTTTGTTCTGCCAGAAACAATCATTTCAATTATCACATCAAAAAATTGCGTTTCTGGACTCCAGGGGCAAATTGGATCCAAGCTGTGTTCCGGCCACTCAGTATATGTTTTTATCTGCTTGGGCTGAATAGTCTGCTGTCCAAATCTAATCTTCCCTTTAAATTTTTTTGTCAGATCTTTTTCATCTACTATCATTACCGTCTCCTTGAAATCTTTAACGCAGTCTGATTCATGAAATAATCAATGTCCTGTTTGTCTTCAAATTTATAATTTCCGTAAAAATTTATAGTCGTTCCTGTATCCGGCATGTTCGCCGTATCCGCTGATACAACCATATCTCCGCTAAGTCCCTGTATTGCTTTCTGAATGATTCCTCTGCTGTTTTCGATTCCTTTTGCAAGTCCCTCAACAAAATCAGGCATCCAGCTTTCATAGTCTGTCAGTGGTCCTTCATCTGGTACTGAGAAATGTAGAAATGACCGGATGTTATTAGCAACATCGGACACCGCGCTCGTTACATTTCCTATTGCACTTCTGATTCCATTCGCAATCCCATTCACAAAATCCGTGCCCCAGTTCCACGCTTTATTCGGTAACGATGTGATAAAACTAATCGCGGATTGGAATCCATTTTTCACTACTGTTCCAAGTCCAGAAAGCGCGTTGCCAATTCCGGATACCATTTTTTCAAATGCCTTGATAGCCTTTTCCTTCAAATTTCCGGCAATATTCAGAACGCTAGTTTTTATATTTCCCCATATCTGATTCGTAACATTTCTCAAACCAGAAAAGCATGTCGTTACCCCTGTTTTTATTCCCTGCGCAAGTGAGGTAATAACTGTTTTCGTGCCGCTCCAAATCGTTTGCGCGGCATTCCGAATATTGGCCCAGATATTGGACGCATCCGTTCTCAGTTTCTCAAAGTTTCCCGTGACAAGATCTATCAATAAGATTACCGGAGCAAGGATCGTATTTTTCAATAATTCCCAGACTCCTTGCGCGATTGTAACAAGCCCTTGCCAAATGCCTTGCCATGTCTTAACTCCATTCTGCCATAGCTTTGTAATCATAGTTAGCAGTTCAGATATAATTGGATTCTGCATCATGTTTGTCCAAATATTGGTGAAGAAATCAGATACCTGTTGCCAAATTCCCGACCACCATTCCGGTACCCCCGAAAAGAAATTCATCAGAGAGTTCCAAGCCTGAGGGATTGTTTCCGTAAAAAATAATGCAATCTTTTGCACAATTGAATTTACTGCATCATGGAACCACTGGCACTTCGTGTAAAGAAGTACTAATGCAGTTACGATAGCTACTATCGCAAAAACAACCGGATTGGCTGCTATTGCCGAAAATAGTCCTGATAACGCTCCTTTTATGCTTCCAATTATTCCTGTAACTTTTTCAATATTTTTAAATTTTGACATTGCTCCAGTTATTGCAGATATACCGGTCGCAATTTTTCCAATTGTGATCAACAACGGGCCTATTGCAGCAACTATCAGTGCAATCGTCGCTATTATTTTTTTCTGTGCTTCACTCATGCCGTTAAGCTTTTTCACAAAATCTTGAATCGTGGTAACTATTTTCCTGATATACGGCATCAGGATTTCTCCAAACGCAATCGCAATTTCCTCCAGTGCACTTTTCAGTTCTGTAAGCTGCCCCGGAAGATTGTCCTGCATAGTTTCCGCCATTTCTTCCGCTGCGCCATCTGCATCTTCAATGTTGCTTATCAGATTCTGGTAATCAGCGTCAGACGCATTAACTATAGCCAGCATTCCAGACATTGCTTCTTTTCCAAAAATAGCAGTTGCTGCTTGTGTCTGCTCAGCCTCTGTCATTCCTCCCATGGTTTCTCTCAGAAAATCCATGGTCTCTTTCAGGGATTTCATGCTGCCATCTTCATTTTGCAGCGCTTTATTGTATAGCCTTACGTTTTCAGTCGTTCCTTGCTGTAACTGCGTCAGGGTTTCATTTGCATTCGCAAGTTCTGACTGTTTGATTTCCAGGGATGCTGCTGCATTTGAAGCTTCAGTTGACTCCGATCCATACTTTGATACAGCATCGTTATACGTCTGCTGCGCCTTATCGGCCGCAAGAGTGGCTTTCTGCACTCTGAGCATCTGTTTGTCAATTTTCGCCTGGTCTACTTTGGTTGCAGTCTCTGTGGCATAAAATCCCCATTTTTCCATGGCGTCTCCGACATCTTTCGAAGGCTTGATCATATTCGTCAGAGAAGATCTTAGCTGTGTACCCGCCTGCGAAGCTTTGATTCCGGAATTAGCCATCAATCCAATTGCCGTAGCGGTATCCTCTGCACTATATCCCAGTGCTCCTGCTACAGGTGCGACATATTTGAAGGTTTCGCCCATCATCGAGACATTTGTGTTTGCGCTGGCTGATGCTTTCGCTAATACATCTGCGAAATGAGTGGCGTTATCCACTTCTTTCGAAAATCCATCCTTTACAACAGCTGTTGTCCCGTCTGCTGCCAATCCAAATGCAGTCATTGCATCGGTTACAATGTCCGATGTTTGTGCCAGATCTTCTCCGGAAGCTGCTGCCAGATTCATAATACCAGGCAGACTATTGTACATCTGCTGTGCATCCCATCCGGCCATGGCCATGTATCCCATAGCTTCTCCGGCTTCGGATGCCGAGAATTTTGTCTGCGAGCCCATTTCTCTTGCCCGATCGCGCAGTTTATCCATGTCTTCCGCCGATGCTCCGGATATAGCTGCTACATTTGACATCGAGCTGTCGAAATCTGCGGCTGTTTTAACAGCAGCTGTTCCAATTCCTGTTACTGCTGCCGTAACCGGCAACATTTTTTCCCCGGCCGATGTAAGATTTTCTCCTACTTGGCCTGTCACAGTAGAAATCTGTGCCAGTTTTGCCGATCCTGAGCCAACTGTATTCTCTAAAGATTTCAAACTTTCCTCTGTCGCAATGATTTCACGTTTAAGAGCATCGTACTGTTCCTGGGATACCTTTCCTTCCTGAAACTGCTGCTGTACCTGCTTTTCTGCTGTTCTTAAGGTTTCCAGCTTTTCTTTCGTGGATCCGATTGTTTCAGATAATGCCTGCTGCTTCTGTTGAAGTAGCTCCGTATTTGTTGGGTCTAGCTTTAAGAGTGTATTTATATCTTTAAGCTGTGCCTGTGTTGTTTTTATTTGTGTATTTACACCTTTAAGTGCATTCTGTAGCCCTGTGGTATCGCCGCCAATTTCAATCGTTATCCCCTTGATATCGCGGCCTTTGGGCAAGCATTCTCACCTCCTAAAACCTATCCATATCCTCCTGAGTTGCCATCTTTGGCCACTTATAATCGTCATTAATCCTTTCGGTAAAAATATCCAGGACAAGTCCCACTGTTAGTAGGTCTAAATCCTGGATACTGATTCCGGTCTGTACGCATCTGAGAAGGAATAGAGGTGTTGTCATTTCCCTGCTACTCGGTCTAAGTTTTTTTTTGCTTCCGCCTGAGTCTGTTGATTAAGATTCCAGAGTTTCACAATTTCCGGTAAGATCGTGTAAATAGAAAATGTATTAAACTGATCCAGCCATTCATCTATATCTTCCGGAAACTCCATTTCTTTTTTCTTAGCAGCATGTTTTGCCATAACGAAAGCTACGTTCTCAAACATTTCCAAGTCTTCTATTGGGATGTCCGATTCGGACACCCCTGATTCTTCCTGATTTGTCTGTGATTTTTTTACTGATTTTTCAATCTTTGCCATATCCTGAAAAATATCTCTTTTGAACTGAATTCTATAGATTCGTGGAATGGCGGCAGAAGCAGCAAAAAGGACTTCTTGGCCGTCAATATTAATTGTTTTTGTAATCATCCTTTTTCTCCTACTGTATTGCTTTCTGTTCCCCTGCAGTGCTCTGTGTTGCCGTAATGTCCTCCGGGAAATACACAGTCTCGTACCAGCTGTTATATACTGTTGTATCTGTATCCACTGTGGTCTGAGCCTTTACACGACCATTTGCAAGCGGACTGTTACTAATCGTAATCGTCTCTGTTCCTGGTTCGATATTTTCTTCCTTTGTATCAGATTCAATTGATGGTCTTGTCGCTGTGCAATTATACAGGACTCTCCTGATTGCCTTCTGGTCTCCATCAAATTCAAACAGAAATGCAAATTTCTGTGTGTCACCAGAACCGCTGACTTCATGCAGTACTCCCTTTGCATCTTTTTCTTCTTTCAGGATATCTTCTCTGAACTGATCCGGAATCAGAGCAAACTCTGCATCGCCCTCGTATCCATTATTTGCAGCTGATACAAAGTACTGGATTCCATCAGCATAAAACGGTGTTATATCACCATTTGCATCAAAAGACACAGATACAGATCCCGGAATTGCCACCGGCGTTCCAAATGTTATCTTTCCTTCCTCTGTTTCATTCTGCACAGCGTAATGTACATTTTTAATGTTGTATTTAACTTTGTTATCTTTGTTCTTGGACATTTTTATACCTCCATCTCGTATAAAACTTCATACATTTTTTCAGACTCAAGATATTCTCCTGTTTTCTGATATGCAATGCCATACTTTTCAAGAATATCCTCAACCTTTTTCTCGTTGTCCCAGTCTTTTACGTCTGAGTATAACTCGATATTCAGGATGTCAATTTTTACATATGCGATCCCGTCTGAGTAAAAATTGTCTGTTCCCGGAATTCTCCATACCAAAAAAGGCGGTTCTATCCAGTTGTGGGTCGTAAAATGATCATACTCGTATGATAGTCCCACCTCATCCAGCATGTGTTCTATTTGCTCTTTTGTCATCATAATCTTTCTGCAAGCTCCTTTTCCAGTTCTGCGATTGCCGCCTGCTCTGCAGGTTCCACATGCTTAATTGCTGCTACTCTTCCTCCGCCTCTTTTTTGATGTCCTTTTTCAAGCAAGTGCACAAGTGAATATTTTGTGTCATGAATCGATATGACCAGTCTCGAAGCATTTTCTTCTACTACAGTTTTCTTCCATCCTTTTTTGTACTTGCCCGTCTTTTCCGGTGATCCCTGCTTTATTCTCTGCAGGGTTTTCTTTGCTACAGTATTCACGCAATCCTTGGTCGTTTCCGTGCATTGTTTACCATAGTCAGACACAAGCCGGCTTATTTCATCAGCCAGATCATCAATCTGTACAAGATTACTCATCTTCTGACCTCCTGTCTTTATATATCTGTACTGTCTTTTCGAGTGACAAATATATTGCAGGTGGTCTGGCATCAAATTTTTCCTGTATCTGAACAATCTTGTACTGTGCAGGATCCTTATCACTTTTTTGCGTTTTCAGGATTACAATGTCAAGAGATTCTATGTCTGCCTTTTTCCGTACTGTTGCCGGAATGCTCACAAGCTTAGTGATATTATTTCCGGAAGTCTGTGCATCAAAATATCTTCTTTCGCCAATCGTGCGATTCCCAAATCTGATTGCTGGTAATTTTGTTTTTACAATCGTTCTTCCTTCAACACTGCAGATATCAAGAATCCCATCCGTAAATATCTCAAACTGTTTGTTCTTCACTCTTGGCATATTCATCCACCTTTTTATCTATCTGCAAACTAATGATGTCTTCTCTGTAGTTTTTCCAGAACTGTGCAGCCTCTCCTGCATTTTCATACATGACGAGCTGAAAAAGGAGTGCTTTTTCCTGAGTTTCTGACAGGAAATCGCACTCTCCAACCTTTCCAGATATGGCAGCCATGCCTCTTCTGATCATTCCGAGAAGTTTGTCGTCCTCATCGTTATCATCCCATGTTTTGTCCAGATAATTTTTTACTTCTTCAAGTATCTTCTGCTCCTGGTCTTTTGTCACGGCCGCCATATGATCACTCCTTTGTCACGGTTACTGTGTAAGTCTTAGCCAGTGATCCGTCAGTCACTTTGACTTTTACTGTGTTTGCTCCGGAATTCCATGTGGCTTTTCCACCATTGGTTACTTTTACGTCTCCGACAGTGATTTCAATATTTGCTGTTCCCGCTTCTGGGAATGCTGTGATCGTATTTGTAGCTGCAGATGTTGTTACAGTGTATGTCTCTGTGTTGGCATCAAATTTCGGTGTAAGAGACAGACTGCCGATTTTCAGATCTGACAGAAATGCATTATCCACATGCTGTTCTTCTTTATTAACAACTTCGAAGCGAACCGGCTGCAGTTTATCAATGTCAAGGACAACAAATGCATTATTGTCCAGTGCGAATCCATAAGCGTACAATTTGATAAGATAGATTCTTTCGTCTTCCAGAAAATGGTACTGATCTGAGTATTCAATCTTTCCATTTTTGGACATTCCTGCGCCAAGGAAATATTTTCCAGCCATTCCATATACAGCAGTGCCTTCCTCTACTGCTGCAGACTGGATAATTTCCATCGGGATCGGTACAGTTGATACATAAACTCCATCCGGTGTCAGTGCACGTGTTGCCGGAAGGATTTTCTTCCAGTAATCCACTGGATTCACAAGCAGGATCAGATCACTGACATTTCTGGCCTGTCCTTTACTGTTTCTGGCCATGATCGAAGTCACATTTCCAAGCTGCACCATATTCAGTGCAGTCATTTTAATAGGCTCTTTTGTTGGATATTCGCCTCCAACAACATTGACACCATCACCAACCTGGCGTGTCATTCCGATCGGTTCATCTTTTCCGGTACCGTTTACAACTCCGTACTCAAGTCCATTAGCCAGCGCTTCGATAAGAACTTCGCGTACGTATTTGTCCAGCCATGCAGGACCCAGATCCAGCATTGCTTTTGATACCGGAAGAAATGCGCTCAGTTTGTCCTGTGTTACATCCACTTCTTTAAATCCAGAAGTCAATTCCTCGATGATTTTGTCTGTAAGTTTACCCCAGACTGCCTTCTGCTCGCCATTTGTATTGAGCATCATTCTAGTGAGTCCAGTAACTGTAGTTGCATGGAGTTTTGACAGCAGTGGATGATTTGTGGTCAGTTCCTCAAAGACAGAATCAATGATGGTTTCCGGAAACACTGTTTCGATGTTATTGAGTGCCTGTTTCGGATCAGATGACTTCATTGCATCGATCACTTTTTCATAATATTCTTTTTCATTACTTGTAAGCTGTCGAACGCCTCTCTGCGCAAGCACATTTGCATCATTCTGATTCACAAGCTCTTTCGCCTGTTCGAGTACGTTCTGTTCGATTTCCTGGCAAAGTTCCATAAATGCCTCAGAAAATTTTTCCGAATCATTTGTGGCAACTGCTGCATTCATTTTGTTGAGGATCTCCGCTCTTTTCAGTGCAATAAAATCTTTGTTCTTCATCTCATTCTCCTTTACTAAAGTTCTGCAGGAATTCCTGCAGCGTATTTTTTGTTTCTTCCGGTTTTTGCGCCGGTGGTTTTGGTCCATTGTTTTTCTGCATCAGTTCAAGCTGCTCCTTAAAGGATTTTGTCTCTTTCATGTGCTGCATAACTTCCTGATACCGTTTTTGTAATTCCTCTCCTGCCGCATTTTCTGGAGCATGTCCATAATCTTCTATTTTATCGATAAGTCCATATTCCAGACAGTCATCCGGTGTCAGGAATGTTTCTGCTTCCATCATGTCTGTAAGCTGCTGTTCGTCCATATTGGAGCGTTCAAGGAAGATCTTCCGGTTACTCGCAGTAAGTACGTCCAGATCATCAGCTGTCTTTCTCAGCTCTCTGGCGTTGCCGGCTGTCTCTACCCACGGTTCATGGATCAGAGCTGTAGTTCCGACTCCCATGATTCTTTCATCACATGCCTGCAGGATCACAAATGCCACAGAATATGCCACTCCATCAACGATTCCTTTTACATGACATCCTGACTGTTTCAAAAGATTGTAAATCGTTACTCCTTCTTTCACAGATCCGCCGTTTGAATTGATATGTAATTCAACAATGTGATCTTCCGGAATGGATGCCAGCTGATCTCTGAAATACTTCGCAGAGGTTTCACTCTCCTCAAATTCCCATGTATTCCAGTTCCAGTCTCCATAAGCAGTTACGTCATCGTAAATGTATAAAAGATGCACTGTCGGATCTGCAGCCTGCTGAAAGCAGAAATTTGTCTTACTCTTCGTTTCCTTTGTTTTGTCCATTGTTTTCACCTCCCTCTAAGCTTTCCAAAACGCTCTGTATTGTAGAGTAATTTTTTGTAATGAAATGCTGGTCCGCCCACGCTTCATCTACCTGTGGCTGTCCCATAGCTCTCAGAATCATGTTGATGGTATGTGTTCCGGACTGTACCAGTTTATCAATCTGGGTTGCGTTGCTGAATATGTCAACATGTTTGACATGTGATGTATCGACCATACAACGGCTACCTGTCAAGACAGATCGTCCGTATTTTTTACGGTTTATCTCGCTTTCCAAAGATCCTGCCAAAGGATCCAATGCAAGTGTCAGTAATTCATCCATGGCTTTACTGTTGTCCTGTACATCCCCCTTTAGTATTGACGGGGGAATACCAATTGCTCTTGCCGTAAAATCAAACACATCATCATATAAAGCTTTTACATCCCTTGTTGTGGTCTCATTGTAGTTCTTTGACCGGTTCGTTTCCGTGAATGTATATCCTTCGAACAGTGGCAAGACTGCATTTTCGCTTTCAAAAAATGTCTTGAAATATTCGTTCAGCATGCGTTTGAGCGTTTCATCAAAGTTCTTTTGATTCTGTGCCATCGCTGATATATCCAAGATGCCTTTAGAACCATGCGATTGTAAAAAGCTCTTTGCTTCATACTGAATCAATTTCGCATAAGATCCGTACAGTCCCTGCAGAACAGTGTTTGCATTCTTCCAATTTGGCTTCAAGTACAGTACATCTGTCGATCCGAATGTTCTCCTGAACGTATAATCATCGACCATAACCTGATCATATGAATTCCCATACAGTGCACTTTTTGTTGTACTAAAAGAATCCGCAACGTAGAGCTGCCCATCTATTCCCGAAACCACCAGCGTTTCATTATTCCGAAACATTTTTTCTACAAGTTTGTCAAAAAACTGCTGTTTATTCTGGTTCCGATTCGGTTCATAGTTCCAGGTATAATATTCGTCCCGGAAAATTTCTTCCCCGTTTAAAAATGTACGTATTTCACATTTTCCAAGCATTTTCGCCAGAATCTGAATCGCTCGCTGAAAAGCCAGTTCCCTCAGATATATCTCGGTCATCATATACTCGATCGGGTTGTCTGCAATTTCAATTCGTGTTGTCTTTTCAATTGACTGTTCCGGGCTCTGTGCGGACTTCGGTTTCCCCCGGATCAGGTTCCTAAGTGCAAATCCCAACTCTTCTCACCTCCCTTCTAGTATGTCATTACTCCAATATCCGGCACTCCCATAGTTTGTGCATATGGTATCATGTCTTCTATAGTCATCGATGCAACGAGTGCCATAAACGGGTCAGTTTTCCGGCTCTTCGCTTCAATCTTCCCGTAAACAAAATTCCCTATGTCCGCATCGTCCTTCTTTCCTGGATTTCTGCCATAGGGAATCATCTTCGTATTATTCGCAGCCCATCTGAGTACAGGATTGTCTCCCCAGATGAAATAATCATTTGCGAAGCAACTGTCTATTACTGTAGCCACTCTCATTATGTCTGAAGGTCTTACGAGCTTCAGGTTTTTATATACTTTTGCATCAAATCCAATCTCTCTGAGCGCTCCTGCTAAAAGTGCGTAGCGAAAATCATCTATCGCAATTCCTTTTATGCAATATTTCATCATTGATTCCTGAATATAATCAACAAGTACTTCGGGATGTACCTCAACATCGTCTATTACCGTCAACAAGCCTTTTCTCTCCCATTCTGCAAGTGGCGCTTTTATTCTTGGGATATCCTTGGACTGCTTGCATAACCATGAATGATTTATATCGTATCTGGTATTTTCATCTCTAAAATGCAGATTTACAGATACCAGGTCTGTAATCTTCGAAAAGTCAATTCCGCATGTGCAACTCCTTCCTGTTAAGTCTGGTATTTCTCTGTTTGTAAGTTTTATTTTCTCGTATGAGCACACCTTTATGTCTGTAGAACCACTCGGTATGTTCATTCGTTTTGTCATAAACGCTGTGAGACGTTCCGGGTGTACCTTCCAGTCATTGTATTCTTTCCGGATTTCTCCCATCAGGGTTGGAAGGTATGGAAGGGACGGATTGGCTTTTTCCCAATTTCTTTCATCATGCACCTCTTCTTTATCATCGAGTTTGCAAACGAATGGCAGCATTCCATTATCGGGAATACCATTGAAAAGAATATCTGCTGCCGTCTCCAGCATATCATCCAGCGGTCCTTCTCTTATATCGCCCTGTGTTGTGTAATAGGACCGGCGCGGATGTGGTTTCTTTCCAAGGCCAGTTGTGAAAACTTCAATGTTCTTATAATCCTGATACTGATGTATCTCATTAAACACCACCAATCCGGAACGCATACCGTCTTTCCCTCCTGGATTATTTGTTCTTCCGAGGATTGTTGACTTCGTTGCTGTTCCCACAACTTTTTCAGAAGTCCAGTAGTAATATTTTTTCAGTTTCTTCGTATGCGCAGGCTGTTCAAGAGCTTCCACTACATCTTTTACTGGTCTGAGTGCCTGTTCCTCATTGTTCGCACATACGTCTACGTCATATGCCCGAATATTATTGTACGGGCTTACCAAGCAAGCAGCTTCCCAGGCAATCGTGCCGTCTTTTCCGGCGCCTCGCCCAAGCATACATAAAAGATCTGGCCATCTGGGTGTCCTGGATATCCGCCAGTATGTGCAATCATGCAGTCCCACGACAAAAATCTGCCAAGGAAAGAGCCTTTCGAACGGAAAGTATTTTGCGATCCCAATGTATTTTGTCAGCTGTTCACTGTCTACATATATATCTTCGTTCTCAAAGCAATTCCTCACGTGTGATACCACCGCCTTGATTTCCCTTGAAGATCTGATTTTCTCTGTCTCGACAGCCTCCATGAATGCCTCAATGCGTGGATCACAATTCGTCATCGTCATCCCCCTTTATAGTTTCTTTTGTGGTGAGCTGGAGCTTGTCAAGAATCATCAGCATTTGCTTATTTACCGCAACCAGATCTTTCACTGACTGGTTCTGCTTTATAATCGTTGCTTTGCCACTTGCGGATGTGGTTTCAAAAGTCACTCCGCGTTTTTTTATATCATTTTTTAGCTTTTTCTTAACATCATAGAGGGTCATATAGTCGTCTAAAAGGTCATTAAATACAGAAATATCTGCCTGTTTTTTTCTCAACTGTGATTTTAAACTTTCTAATATATCTGCCTTTTTTTCGGCCATTTTTTTCACCCCCATTTTTTTTATTTTTTATCACGCGCGACCTTCCTCGAACTTGTCGAGGCCACCCACCGGTCTCCGGGCAGCCCGGAAAAATCGCAAATTTTCGACCGGGGGGGATTAATCCCATCGTTCCTCGGTCAATGGCTGTTGTCTCTGTGGTTTTCTATATCCATGTACGGCTTCATGACAATCATGGCACAGGCTAACCAGATTTCTTCTTCGTATACCTTTCCATTCGTACCATATCTCCAGTGCCATGTCCGGATGCCTCTTCACATAATTCACATGGTGAACTGTCGTAGCTGCTGTGTATCTATGTTTTTCTTTGCACCTCTGACATTCATTGTGATCCATCTGTAGCACCTGCTGTCGGACCTGCTTCCATCTGCCCCATGTGTAGAACTTGTGTATATCATTATCAATGCACCAGTGTACATACTCTTTTTCCTGTTGTGTCATGTAACTCCTAACTAAAAAGGAGCCTGCTTATGCAAGCTCCCTCGGGGATACGATTGTGGCTTTCTCGATTACCACGCTATTAATATAACGCTTATGCTGTCCCGTGAGTACCGCAATTACAGATACTCCTTTATTAGTTTCTTCTTGTTGTTCCTCAACTGTAACTGATATCTCTGCATTGCTTCTTGAAAGTTCTGCATGCTTTTCAAATAGGCTTCCACCTTTGCCACGTTTTCTTTTCCGTACATGCGCCTGTATCTGATCTGCATGTTTCTGCTTCGTATTAGCATGCCCTTCATCTTGTTATCCTTCAGCAATACTATGTATTTCTTTCCGCAGCTACTGCACTGTATATATTGTATATCCAGCTCAGTTCCTGATATGCGTTCCTCTTTCATCTTTGGTTCCGGCATATTAGCCTTGCATTTATTGCATTCTACTGTGATCATTCGATTCTCCTTGCTATGATGCTATAAAATCTTCTGCGCATTTCGTAGAAATAAGTTCTTTCACACGGGATTCCTCTTGCCTTCATCGCTTTGAACGTACAGTGTTCCGTAGTCACATAATATAGCAGATACGGATACAATTCCTTTTCGTTCCCTATAGTCTCCATGACTGCATCTTCGACCTTCTCAATCTTCTTTGTGATCTCAGTCATTTGCTTCGCGGTATCTCTTTTTATGGTCAGTGCTTCTTTCCATTCATTGTATTGCAGGCAATAATTATATGCCGTCCTAAAAGAACTCTTTGATATTTCGTATTTCTTTCTGTTTAGTGGTCTGACATCTGGCATTCCTGTTCTTCCTCTCTTTCGAGCTGAATAGTCAAAAAGTGTCCAAGTTGGACACCTTGCATCAGAAAAAGCACCCGGATATTCCGAGTGCTCTACAATGAGATTCATTTTTCATCGCAAAAGCGGAGCCTGTTGCCAGCTCCGCCTCTTTAAAGGAATTTTTTATGAAACTTTGCGTGTAAGTCGCGCAATCGGAACAGATGGAATCGGACCACCGACACGCTGGATATAAGCCAGCTGCTCTACCACTGAGCTATGTTCCGGGATGTCCTGATCTGAGCACCACCAGAGACCAGGACGGGGGATTCATCATATCTTATATGCGGAAGATACGTATGAGAAAAGAAAACTGAACGTCTTGGATATTTCCAATTCGTTCATGATACATATTATCATATTAAATCGTAACATTCGTAACATTCGTAACAAACTTTAATTTTTTTCAAAAAATCTTTTGAATTCCATCTTCACGCTGGCTTCTGTGGTATTCCGTCCCATCCGATCTGCTACCTGCTGCCAGGTCATTTCCTCAAAGATCTTGTATTTAATAATCCGCTGCATCCGGAATGGGATTGATATCATCCATACTTCAACCTGCAGTTTCAACTGCTCAGCCTTCTCTTTCTTCTGTCTCAGGATCTCTTTCTTCTGTCTGATTCTGACATCATCGGAGTAAGAATATGTCGTTCCCTGTACTTTAAAGTGTTGTGGGTTGTAAGGAAATTCCGGATTACTTCCGGATACAGTCTCATTTGCTGTGATATTCTTTTTTGATTCGAGTTTACGGATTTCTGCTTCTGCTTCTTTGGTCACCTCGCATGCATCTATGTATTCTTCCAGAATTCTCTTATCCATGATGTCAGTCTCCTCGTTTCCATTCCTTCTTCGTTTTCTTATCTCTGATACCTGTGATTTCTAAGCCCAAGAGTCCGGCAGTGTTATTCAAAACTGTATAAGCGTTGTAAATATGTGTTGGCATATGTCCTGCTGCCTTGATTGCCTTTCCTGATGTTGGATCTGGATAACCCTCACTGTTTTTGTATGCCATGCTCTCACCTCACGGTCCTATTTTGCATTCTTCGAAATACTTACACGTCAGACAGCAGCATCTGCAGTGCTTCTTTCTGGATTTGAATATCCAGTGTTTCAGTCTTTCTATCATTCTCTCATCTCCTTCAACTTCTTTTCAGCTTCCTCGCGATCAGTAAACCAAGTTATTCCAAAAGCAATATCATTAAGCACTTTTTCACTGTAAACCTTATATTCTTCACGGCTTGTTGCATACCAGTGGCTATCAGCAAATGTAATTGATCCGACATGCTGATGATATACTCTATTAAGATTTTCGTATCCGTTAATAATATTTAATCCATAAACAGATGGACTTGGAATGATATACACATCATCTCCAACCTTACACGGCAATCTCACAAGCAAGCCCTGTTCTTCTGCGTTTTCGTAATCGCAAAGTTTATTGATAATTTCCCGTATGGTAGCTGCGTTATTGGCTTCTCTTGTCCCGCTGTATGTTAATCTCTCCATCTACTTTACCTCTCCAAACCAGCCCTGAAATCCTTTCATACAATCAGGACATAAATCCAGAGCATTATGTGTGAAATATCTTCTCTGACTATCCAGATTTAATACCATGATCCCATTAGGATTTTTTCTATCGTTTTTAGAATTGTACTGCTCATACAGTTTTCCACATCTATCACATTTCTTTGCACATGCCATTAATCCATTCCTCCTGTAATCTCATCAATGCAATCGTTCCAGCCGATCTTATAGCTCGGTAGTTTGCCTCCCGCTTTGAAATACTCGCCGTTATAAAGCCCAGTTACTTTCATTTTCTCCGGCAGTGGCTTCAATGGACACCAATCAGGGATTGATTCTGCTTCTCCGTCTAACGCTGACTTTCCTGCAATCGGGCAAGAAACACAGGTTTCTATAATGTTGCTATAATTCTGTCCGATTTCGCAATCTATACATCGTTCTGGCGTATCTATCACTAATACTTATTTACTCATTTCTACCGCCTTTCACAATTTCATTCCTTTTCTTCCACGTACTTTTCTTCCTTTCACGTATTTAGAGCATCCATCTTCTGGCTGGCCCTTGTTTCGGGAATGACCGGTGATGGATAGGTAATTGCATCTATCCATGTCTGTCTTCTTTCCTGTGCCATATATACAGGTACTGCACAGTTTGGTATCAAATTTCTTTGGTGATGCTTTTCTGTACTTTCCAAGCTTGTTCTTACTGATCCAGCTCCTAACAGTGCCGTTGCAAACGCCGAAGTATCTCGCTATCTGCTCCGTAGTCCATCCGTTCTGAAGCTGTTTGATCAGAGCTTTTTCGTCATAGTTACTTGGTCTGGTCTTTTGAACCTGAAGACCATATTTTTTGAGTTTGTTAAATATGGTCGACTGGGTAGTACCAAGAGTTATCGCTATACGGTTCTGCGAATAACCTTTTCGTATGTATTCTTCCAGAACTTCTTTTGTGATATCTGGTCTAAGATCTGTTCTCCCCATATCAGTGTCCTCTCAGGAAATTACGCATCATGGATTCTCTCCAGTCGGGTTTATGATCAGTACACTGATCATCGTCCTCTACCAGGATTTCTTTTCTGTCGCAGATTCCATCCTCATTATCAACGCAGGTTTTACATGTTTTATCTTCCATCCTGTTCCTCCATCATCATAAATAACTCTTCCCAAAAATTTCTATAAACTGCTGCCGGCTGTATGTCTTCTCAAATTCCCGCTGCCCGATCCGGTGCATCAGTCTCATGGTGTCAGAGCATCTATGTACTGCCAGATTTCCCATCGTATGATGGTCCAGGCAAAGCCAGACCTTTAACCCTGTTTCTTCGGAATGCATCCGGTTGGGACCTCCAAATATATGATGCTCATCCAAGAGCAGATGTTTCTTATGATTTCCATCCAGGAGCATGCAGAGATAACATGTCCCATTTTTCTCATGCAGGATGCTCCTGGGATGTTTCATTCTTTTCTTTCGTTTCTTCTGTGTTTTTGGAAACATCAATCCTTCCTGATCCATGTTTCACTCCTTTCCGGAGAGAGGATTATACAGTTCCTCTCTCCTGTGTGTGATATATGTGATTTTAGATAGCACCCGTTATTTATGTGTCCGATTCGGACACCTTTAGTCCTCTGCTGCAGCCGTCACCTTCTCCCAAAAATCCGCTCAGTCCTGTGCTAATCCGGCACAAGTCAAATCCGCTGGTATCGTGGTGTATTCTATACTGGCATTCTTTGCACAGGACAATGTTCCGGTGTTTTGTCATTATCTTGTACAGTTCAGAATTCTCAAAATCATTGATCTCGTTGTACTGATTCAGGATATTGCAGATATGGCTTCCTATCTCGCTTTCTTCTGTGCAGTAGTCTTCCAGTTTTTCCGCATCTGTGATTTCTTTCGGTTTCTGGCATATATGATCGCAGATGTACTCCGCCATGTTTTCAACAATATTGTCCATTTCTGTTCTTTTCATCAGTCATTCCACCTTATCTTGATTTCGAATCCTAATCTTTCTTGTATGGCCTGCCGGTAATCATCCCATGTGGCAAGGTCATCTACGAGGTACTGTGCCCCTTCTGCCATCTTGTCCATAAACTGCTGGCATCTTTTTTTGCCGAAGCCCCACAGATCACAGAGACAAGCTATTGAAAGGATTGAATATGTATCTAACGTCATCTCTTTAATCTTATTGCTGGCTGCATTCAACTCCTGTCTGGTAACATTCAAGCTGATGCCGGTTCTCTGTCGGAATTTGATTTCTTTCTCCAGTTCTTCAATACCTTTATCTTTTACAAGTCGGAGAGCGAATTCCATGCCCTCTGTACGCCCCTGCATATATGAATCCAATTTACTCATTTCTGCACTCCTTTCAGAAACTCTACAAGTTCTGTTTCGCTGTTCGGATGCTTGTTGTATTTTGAATGATACGTCCATTTCGGTATTCCATTGTTTCTTTCCGGCTCCGGTCCGCCTACAAGATGCATGTAGTACGGTTCATTCGGTACCCACACGCTGTTATAAACCGGTTCCGGATCATATTCTTCTACGATCAGGCGCGTGCCGTTTTCAAAATCATATTTGTAGTACCTCGCTCCGATATGTTCATCTGTGTACCACAGTCCCCATTCTTTATAATTTCTCAGCCATTCTTTTCGCTGATCAGCATTTTTCATAACTGGCAATGGTGGCTGTATCGATATTTTAGAACTATCTGCTGATGTCATCTCGGTAATATCGCCGGAATGATCGGACGTTTTGTTGGGTTCAACAATGCGTTCCTCGATTTTGGCATCCTCAACGAAATCGTCCTGCTGCCTTTCGTCCGGTATTCCTGCTGCCGGTTGGCAGCATTCTTCCGGGCGTTGTGCAGAAGTATTGCACTCAAAGCTACATGAGCCGTGTCTTGTGCAGTTCCAGCAGCATTTCTCATTACAATCTTCTCCTGTTCCTGCTATCAGTTTCTGAGCTTCTGTAAGTGTACAGTTATGTTCCAGTCTATGAATACATTTTCCAGATCTCTTTTCTTCTTCCGGTTCGTCCACTGCTGCCATCTTGACCGGTTTCTGTTTCTTTCCGTATTTCTCGATCAGCTTCTTGGAAAATTCTGTCCAGCCTATTGACTCTTCCTGGTCAGTGCCGGCATTGAAGAGGATTCCTCCCTTGGTGCCTTGGTAGTTTAGTTGTCCGTTTCGGACGCGTACTGTTCCGTACAGGGCGCTGAGCATGTATGTAGTCATGTTCAGATCTGATTTCTTCACATAAGTTTCTATGTTCTTCCGGAGAGATTCGTAGAACCGGTCAATCTGGATGTCCACCGGAACAGGAGTGTTAATCTCTTCCGGCTTATGAGGATGCAGTGCCTGATCTATAGTCATCTGTCCAGGAATATCTCTTTCCTGTTCCTGCTGCGCTTTCAGGAGCTTCGCTGCATTCAATGTAACCTGCCCGGCTTCTGACAGGAGCTTACAAGCTTCGTTCTGATATTTCTCGTTCAAGCCGGCAAGTTCCGCTGCCGTGGATACGTTCAGCTTATTCTGTTTGAATGCGTCCATAAGTTCTCCAGAAAGATTAGAACTGATACTGTGGTACCTTCCAATCTGAGTGGATGATACTCCAATGAGATCTGATACAATCTCTCTGGTCTTTCCTTCAAGATCTGTCTTTTCGCGAAGTTCCTTGACCAGTTCTTCCATCTGTAGGGATTCCGTCATCTTCTCCCAGTCAGTTTTCTCGCGGTAGGTGTTGGACTGGATGATCACCATCTTCCGGACAATCTCATCTGTCTCGGTTTCTGCGCTCAATTCAATCTTTGGTTTATATACGCAAGGGATTCTTTTAAATCGTTCAAGGCCTTCCTTAATCAGCTCCAGGCAGCACTTTCTTCTCCGGTGTCCAGCCAGGAGGTAATCTTTTCCGTCTCTTTCTTCAATCAGGAGTGGCTGAAGGATTCCCAGTGCTCTGATCGACTGTTTTAGTTTCTCTGTGTCTTCCGTTGAATAAAAATTATCCTTAGAAGGGATCAAGTCTTCCGGATTGCGATAGACCGTCTTCTGTTCCGGAAGGTCTATTTCCTGTGCAGAACGCTCAGAGAGCATTCCTTTGAGATCAAATTTCGCCATCCTGTACACCTCCGATCATATTCAAGTACTCCGTAACCAGTGCTTCATAGTCTTCTGCTGCCGCTGATCGGGAGCTGTGAAGAGCCACTGGCATACGCATGAATGTGCTCCTTGCCACTACACCAGAAAAGCGGATTGTTGTATCCATAGCCGGATACTGCTCTCTGATGATCTCTGCTCCCTGAATGTGTGCCTGGTTCCCTTTCTGGTACTTGCTCACAAAGCAGCGGACGTTCTGCAGGTCCGGATTCAGTTCTTCCTTCACTTCCTGGATCTGGTCCAGGAGCTCGTTCATGCCTTCCAGGGTGTTATCGTCTACTTCTACAGGAATGAGGACGTCATTCGCGGCTGTCAGTGCATTTATCACAGAGATATTGATATCCGGAGCATTATCTACGACGCAAAAATCGTACTGATCAGCTACCTGCTGCAATGCTTTTTTCAGTCGGTTCTGCTGTGGGCGTACACGATCCATGGTCACTTCCATGTTCGCAGTCAGAAGGCCAAGATTTGCGGTGATGATGTCCAGCCCCTCATAGTCAGTTTTATGGATCAGATGGCTCATGTCCGGATGGCGATCCGTCATGATCCGATCAATACCGTCTCCATCTGAAGTGCGGCGGTTTAATCCACGGGAGCAGTCTCCCTGCTTGTCGTTATCCACCAGTAAAACCTTATATCCACGTGTGGTAAGGATATAGGCAATGTTAATGCTAGATGTGGTCTTGGCCACGCCGCCTTTCAGATTAATGATTGCTATTGTTCTCATACATAGTTCCCCTTTTTTCTTTATTTTTTAAGAATATATTCCATGTCTCTTTCTTGATGCTCTGTCAGCGCGGAGCATCCATTCCGGCTTTCCTTCTTCCGGTTCGCTGTCATACAGTATTTCGCCTCCTTCATCTCTGTAATATCTGTATCTCACTCCATTACGGACAATCATCCCTAGAAACTCCATTGTCATTGGATTCTGCTCTGGTCGCAGACTCCAGGCCTTGCCCCATAATTCTTCCACATTCATTCTTCTTCATCATCTCCTGTAACCACGTGGAATAACTGTGTTTCTCAAATCGCGCGGTCATTTTGTGTGCTTCTGGAAAAGCATGGATCAGACGATAGACCTGCTCCCATTCGGCAGCATTCTTGATCAGTTCACCTTTTGAATCTCGCCAGCCTTCTCCTGCCATCTCTTCCAGTTTCAGAAGCCTGCTCGCTACGTAGCTATCCTGTGTATGTACACAGATTTCTGAGGAAACATTCATCCTGGAAAGAGCCTCGATAAGTGCCATAAGGACAGACTGGTGGTATGTCCCATTCGAGATTCCGAAGTTTTCCTTTGTCTTTTCCTCGTTTCCGACCATAGTAGAGAGGACATATCCGCATTTTCTTTCTCGTTTTCCCTGGAATGTACTGTCAGTTTCCAGGTAGATATCTACTTTCCACATGTTTTATTCCCTCTTCTTAATCTTGATCAGCGTGTAATGGCGGTAAGCATAATGAGTTATCGGATTTATGCCGACTTCGATGCTTTCCGGATCCACGTAGTATCCTTTCGGTGCTTTTGGCATCCTTGGTTTTCCATCACGGTCAACCAAACTTCTTCTTTTAATCTCGTCAACTTCAGGATCCTTGCGGATAAGGTTTCTGGATGGATGATATCGTTTAACCTCGTCTGGTTCCCATTCTTCCAGGGGCTTCGTGAGGTATTCTGCAAGCTGCTTATATCCACCCTCGCTGTAAGTAGTACGGAAATTAACATGTCCGTGTCCCCACTGTTGTTCCCAGAGATCTGTGATTATCAGATCTGTAGCCGTTTTTTCATTGGATTCACGATTAATCAGGATGTGGATGTGTCGGCCGCCTCTGGATCCGATTGCAAGACGGTATATGTACTTTAAGGTCCATCCCTGTTTTTTATATTTTTCTCGCATCTTTCTGACCAGTTTTCCGGCATGGTCCTTCATTTCTTCCCACGTCGGTCTGTAATCTTTCGGATATGTAAGAGTGATCCAGTAGTCCCTCTCACGGAAATTCCACTTGATCAACCTCCTGACATCCCTTTCCCGTTTCCACTGATTATGTTTTTTTATCTCTTCCGGAGTGGCTTTCCTCTTCTTCTCTCTGGTCTGTCCTCTGGCTCCATACTTCCCAGTGTGTTTTTCTTCAATCTCTACTGTGTCACCACAGTCCCATCTCTGCCTTATGTATCCGCATAGTACCTTGTATCTCATAAGCACCTCTGTCGTAACTCTAATACGCTTAATCGAGCTCCCAAGAGGTACTTGATACCTCTGTAGCTCTCAAAAAAGGTCAAAAATATAGCAGGTGGTCCCTGCCTGCATCTTGACTTTTAGGCGCTGTATGATATACTAAATATAGTTGTTATTTCATACAGCACCATTTAGTTACCGAACCTTTACAGTTGCCGCTGTGGGGTTCTTTTTCTTTGTCTTCTTATCCTCCATCCACAGGATTATTCCAAATGCAATTCCCGTGATCGTAAAAGCACTGGTCAGAAGCTCTATTCCGGAATCCCATTGCCATACCGGAAGGATTGCCACAACAATCCCTATAATCAGGGAAATGTTAAGTTCTCTCGCCATCATTCTCACCTCCCTCTATTGTGTAGGATCCTCCATAATCATCTTTCCGGAGATCTGCAAGCGCTATAACTCCCTCTCTGGTTCCGCAGTAGGATCCGATTGTCCCGTCAGAGAATCTTATGATCCATATCTTTCTCATGCTTGTCCCTCCCTGCCGCCCTTATCCGGCAGCTCTCTTCTCATAATTCATTGCCTGTAATGCGTTTTCCACACGTTCTCGGATAATCTCAGATGCTTTTGCACCTGAAACTTCCTCTTTTACACCATTAACCTGTAGTCTGGTGATAAACTCTATCTTTCCCACATTCTCACCTCCCTGTGATATGGTATGAAAGTCTTATGATTATGGTTACTTATCGAGTTTTCCCGATATTTGTCGATCTGTTTTTCTTGTTCTTCCACCTTTTCTCAGTTATGCTGTATGTATAAATCAGAAAGGGGGTTTTGCTATGTTAACTATTTCGAAAGGTGATGTGTCTATTGAGGTCCAGGAAAGGCCTAGTGCCATTCACCGCATATCTTTCCTATCATTTGGCCATCTGGTATCTTTCCATACAACAGTCCGATAAATCTTTTCCAGGTAAATAATCTTATCAAGGCAAGCTTCAAAGTATAGTTGCCTTGGTAGTTAGTTCCCAATCATCAGCCATCAGATCATCAGCAGTCGGGTTCCAGCATCTGCTCGGCTGCTGATTTTTTGTTACTACATAGCAACATTCACCAGAATTGGTGGGATGTATTTCAAATCCATACTTTTGTAAGGATTTTCGTGTGATTCCCTTATCTTCTTTTAAAGCTTTTTCTACTGCTTCCGAAATTTTCACCTCAACTCGCCTCCTTCTGGTCTGACAAAAATATTGACTTTCTGCTACTACTCTCCTATTCTGTATTTATAATTAGTAATATCTCTAAACAATTTATACAAAGGAGTCCATCATGAAAAAGAACACTTTACTTTATAATTTCAATACAGGGCAGCATGAATCCGCGCCTGTAGAACATGCTTATGTTTGCCCTCTTTGTAATCATGCCTTGTCCCCAACCGTTTTATATGCTTCTTTAATCGAATATGATGATTATGAAATGAATAAGGTTTTTCTACTGAATTATTGTCCTAATTGCGACAGTGAATTCATGTCTTCTCATTCCTACGATTCTGATGATGATGGATATATATTCGTCTCATCTGCTCCTGCACATTTTGCTGAGTGCATCTTTTCAGATAATATTCAAAAATTATCCTCAGAATTTGTAAAAGCATATAATGAGTCACTTCATGCTGAAAGTCTAGGACTCGAATCAATTTGTGGAATGGGTTATCGCAAATCATTAGAATTTTTAATTAAAGACTATGTAATTTCTAAAAATCCTAATGAAAAATCAAAAGTAGAGAAACTTCCTTTAGCAAAGTGTATTACTGCTTACATATCAGACGAACGTTTAAAAGCACTTGCAACAGCATCTACATGGCTTGGTAATGATCAAACTCATTATGTACAAAAACATTCGGCTCATGGATTAAAAGAACTAAAACAATTCATCAACGCATTTGTTACATTTATTGATGCTGACTTAGCATATCAAGATGCCGTATCTTTCATTTCAGGTTCATCAAATTGATTTGCTCTCCCCTCTGCAACAATGATTCCATCTTTTGTCCAGTACTGAATCACCGCCTGCAGAGGGGTTCCTTTTCCATTCTTTTCTTCCACTTTTTTTACTTTGATCATTGGAACTTCTTTTGCGTACACAATTCCCTTTTTACCCATTTCGCTCAACTCGCCTCCTTCTGGTCTGACAGCAAATATTCCATGGATACTCCAAGATAATCTGCTACTTTCTTGATTTTCTCTATTCCCGGCTGATGTTTATTCCATTTATAAATGCTACTTCTCGCAAATCCTAATTCCGTTTCCAACTTCATCACTGAAATCCCTTTGCTTTTACAGACCGCTTTTACATTACTGTATATTGCCATTTTATTCCTCCTCTCACATTCGCAAAATATTGCGTTTTTCCATTGACAAATTACGCAAAATATTCTATATTAAAAGCGTGACCAATATAATATAGACTGCTATTTAAGCATTGGCTTTCGCAATATCTTGCGTAACTTGTAATTTTATTATACACAAGATTTGGCGTATGTCAATAGTAAATTGCGCAAAATTTGGAGGAAGTTACTATGGGACTTTACGAAAATGTAAAGGAGACAGCCAAATCAAAAGGTTATTCCATAAATAAACTGGAAAAAGAACTCGGTTTTGCACGTAGTTATATAAGTAAATTTAAAAATATAACCCCCAGTGCCGATAAGGTTCAAAAAATTGCAGACTTTTTAGGCGTGACCTCTGAATACTTATTAACTGGAACCGATGATGTTGGTTCTTCTTTAACTGCCAAGGATAATCGTGACATTGCTAAAGATCTGGATAGCATCATGAAAAAACTTACTTCCGGTGAAGATGGACCAGCTAGCTACAACGGTGAGGAATTGAGTCCGGAAGCTGCAGAGCTATTCCGGGATGAATTGGAAATTGCTTTGAAAAGATTAAAGATTATTAACAAAGAGAAGTACACTCCTAAGAAGTACAAAAAGTAGGTGGATTGCTTGAATCGTAATATCAAGAAAATTGTTTCTTACTATAAAAGAAAAACAGGAACATCAGACCCTTTTGCCATCGCTGATCAGCTTGGTATCCTGTACCAGATTTGTGACCTGCAGTTCGAAGGATGCTATATGTTCCTGAAAAATCACCGCTACATATTCATTAATCAAAATCTTCCGGAACATGAACAACGTCTGGTCATGGCTCATGAGCTTGGTCATGCTCTCCTGCACCGGAAGGAAAATTGTTATTTTATTCGTAACAAAACACTTTTACTGAATTCCAAAAAAGAAATCGAAGCGAACAGATTCGCCATGGAACTGTTGGTACCAGATTCTCTTTTAGAGGAATACAGGGAGTTTACTATTGAACAGATATCCAGAATGACCGGATATCATAAGCGATTAATTGAACTACGTATTTTAAATTAATTTATATTTTTTACGAACTAAGGAGGGATGGTTGTGGGATTATTCGATATATTCAGAATCGGAAAAATCAAAGCTGAAAACGATTCTTTAAAACAGCAACTACAAGAATTACATGCTGATGAATATTTTCAAGTAAAAGCTCGCTTGGATTCTATAAATCAAGAAATTGCTGATAACACTACTCTTATATCCAGGCAGCGTGAAGAATTATCTTATCTTACTGAACAGTCGCAAAAAACCAGCAAACAGTTAAATACCCAGACATCTAAAATCAGCCGCTACAAAGAATTATACAAAAGCATCGAACATGCACTTGATAATTTTCTTGTATCAGATGTCCAATACGATAACTGTCGTTTAAATCCTTATGATAAACAAGACCTTGATGTCCTTGCGCCTTCTGTATCATTACAATTTCACTCGTTAGATGTCAAAGAACTGCGCAAAGCATATAGGGAAAATGAAAAGCAGATAACTCAGTTGATGGATCTTTATAAATCACGCTACACAACGAAAGCAAATAAATCAATTTATTCCCTCGTTGTTATTGCTCTTAAGGCTGAGTTGCAGAATGTTTTATATAATCTGAAATATGATAAATTAGAAAAATCTATTGAGGATATCAAAACAATTTCTGCCAAGTACCTCAAAATTGCAGCTGAAGGAAATCAAAATATTGCCGGTACGCTTACTAAATTCATCGGAGAAATGGAATATCTTTTTATCAATGCTGTTAAGATAGAATATTCCTACTACACCAAAAAGGAGCAAGCCCGTCAAGAGCAGCTCGCTTTAAAGGAACAGATGAGGCAAGAGGCTGAAGAGAAAAAAGCTCTTGAAAACGAACGTAAAAAAGTAGAAAAAGAGGAGACTAAATACAAGACTGAAATCGAAAAACTTCAGGGTTCTCTTGAGCAAACTACTTCTGATGATGAAATGCAGAAATTACGTGCCCGAATTCTCGAACTACAAGATCAGCTTACTGGAGTTATTGTAAAAAAAGAAGAAATTGTAAATCTTCAAAATGGAAAAGCTGGTAATGTATACATCATCAGCAATCTTGGATCTTTTGGAAAAGATGTCTTTAAAATTGGAATGACTCGCCGTTTAGATCCTCAGGATCGTGTTAACGAACTTGGAAGTGCAAGTGTTCCATTTAAATTTGATGTACACAGCTTCATTTTTTCACAAGACGCTGTAGAACTCGAAAAGAAGCTTCATGATATATTGAATAATAAAAGACTTAATAAGGTCAATCTTCGCAAAGAATTTTTTAAAGTCGATATTTCTGAGCTCGAAAAGTTGGTTGCTTCTATTGATCCTACGGCTGAATTTAATAAAACAATGCTCGCAGAAGAGTTTCGTCAATCTGAAGAACTCGGAAGTATAGATGTAGAACCAGCACCAGAGGGTATGCATGATATTGATATTATGAATGATGAATCTTTATGGGAGTAGAAATGAAAGGAGAAATAATATTATGATGTATCCATTTATGACGCTCAATGACAATACTGAAATCGTTCATTCAGAATCTCTTGAAAAAGATGGACGGGAGCAGGTTGAAGTTCGTATAGAAAAACCAGTCTATGGAGGTTTTCATTCTGCTTCCTGCTGGCTGCCTGATTACAGGTGGGAAAATATTGAAGGTTTCTCAGATGAAGAAATCAAATACTTTCAGGATTATTTAGAATCTGTTTCCCACATAATCATACAGTTGGCACGTGAAGGTGGTTTTGAAGGAGGGATGGATAATGCCTCGAGTTTTTAAAATCGGTTCTTACATCGTATATTTCTGGGTAAACGAAAACAATCCATTGGAACCAGTGCATGTCCATGTATGCCAGGGAGTTCCTTCACCTTCTGCCACTAAAATATGGATTGCGCGAAATGGCGGCTGCCTTCTATGTCATAACAAATCAAAAATTCCGGACAAGCAGCTTCGATTCATCATGCAAACTATAGAAGCTCGAAGTAAGGATATTCTTGACCTTTGGTACGCAACTTTTCATCAGATTAGCTATTACTGCTAATTAGGCATAATAAAAACCGCCCCTGTGCTACCAACACAAGGACGGCTCATATCTCCGAAGAGATACCCGTTTTGCATTAAATATTGTATCATCTTCGGAGCAGTCGCACAACCAGAACATTTGTGTGGCTGTTATTTTTGTACCCAATTTTACATATTTTATAAAACCGAGGTGATATCATGAGTGATCGTATTGGAGCTTTATATATACGAGTCTCCACAGATGATCAGGCGGAGCTTTCTCCTGATGCTCAGAAGCGCCTGCTGCTGGACTATGCTAAAAAGAACGGTATCATTATCTCTAATGATTTTATCTTTTCCGAGAGTGTATCCGGCCGGCATGTTCAAAAGCGTCCTGAGTTTCAACGTATGATCGGCATTGCCAAACAGCCGTCACATCCGATTGATGTGATACTGGTCTGGAAATACTCCAGATTTGCCCGTAATCAGGAGGAATCTATCGTATACAAGAGTATGCTCAAGAAAGACCATGTGGAGGTAATAAGCGTGTCTGAGCCTCTTATAGATGGTCCTTTTGGTTCTCTGATCGAGCGTATTATTGAATGGATGGATGAATACTACTCTATCCGTCTCTCCGGAGAAGTTCTTCGTGGCATGAAAGAAAAAGCTCTCCGGAATGGATACCAATCCTCTCCCTGTCTTGGCTATGAGGCTGTGGGACACGGAAAGCCTTTCCAAATCAATGAAGCCGAGTATGCTATGGTATCTTATATCATGGATCTGTACGATAATCAAAACATGGATGAAACTGCCATTGCAAGGAAATGTAATGATCTGGGATATAAGACCAAACGGGGTAATCCATTTGAGCGGCGAACCATTGATCGGATCCTGCAGAATCCTTTCTACTGTGGAATCGTGTCCTGGAATGGAGTAGAGTTCGAGGGCACGCATGAAGTCCGGATTTCAAAAGAACGTTTTGACCGGAGGCAAAGATTGATTGCTTCCCGCAAACGTCCCATGAAAGCCCGGAATATATCTACGTGCAAGCACTGGTTATCCGGATTGCTGAAATGCTCTGTCTGTGGTGCTACCCTCTCCTACACCGGCAACGGCAAGTGTCCATACTTCCAATGCTGGAAATATGCAAAGGGATTTCACAAAACTTCTGTCGCGCTGTCTGTAAAAAAAGCAGAAGAAGCTGTGATCGAATATTTTGATCAGGTTCTTGCCGGTGCGGACTTTACATATGTACGCAAAGAACAGCCTGCTGCAGATGAGACTGCTGCCATTGAACAGCTCCAGAAGGAACTATCCAAACTCTCTGCCAGAGAAAACAGGATCCGTGATGCGTACGAAAGTGGAATTGATTCGTTGGAAGAATATAAAGCCAACAAAGAACGGTTGAGCAGTAATCGACTACAGCTTGAAACTGAATTGGAAAAGCTCCGAAAAGAGCAGGAAGAAAAAGAAGTAAACAAGGAAGATGTGCTTCATGAGATTAAATCTTTGAATGACATACTCAAAAATCCAGATGTGAGTTATGAAGAAAAAGGAACTCTGATACGTACAATTGTTGACCAGATTGTATATGACAAAGAATCCGGTAAGATGTACTTTGACATTATCGTATCATGATTCCAGTTCTTCTTTTCCCCTTATAAAGTGCCCGAAACTCGCATAAATACTGGGTTTGTAGCACTATTATAGGGTATTACAGTCTGGGCCACCA